TAACAAACTCACCATCTGCAAGACGAGCTGGTTGTTTGCCACCAATAGAAGCAGGTATAGAATCAGATACACCGTCACCAGGACCTCTTAATAACCTACCGCCATCTGAGTAATCACCTAAGTCAGCTATGCCGCCTCCAGAATATCCAATAGGCTCGCCAGTGTATTGACCTACTCTTTGCTCGTATCCAGAATCTATTACTTCATTACCCATAGGATTACGCAATGATGTTGCATAATCATTTGTATACTGTTGGCTTTGTGGGAATGTACTTACACCGCCAGAAGCCATTAACCCGCCATCTGCTGCTTTATAAGCAGGAAGGGCTGCATAACCTTGGTTAAAATAACGCTGTTCATTTTGAGCTAATATAGGATTGCCGGCAGCGTTATACATTGGGCCGGCAGGATAAGGTGAAGGTGCAGATGAAGAAGGTGCAATCATATTTGCTTGGTATGTGTAAGGACGAACAGAACCTTTATCTAGTTCTGGTGTTTTATATTTTGGAGCTAATGCATCACCAAGCATACCCAAACCTGCAACGCCAGCTATACCATAGCCAAGTTTTTCTTTACCTGATAAGTTGCTTATTGTATTAAATAGGCCGCCTGATGGAGCCGCTGCAGCCTGAGCTACTGGACTTGCACCTGCAGATATAATACTTGGATTAGTCATCATAGATGTACCGGCTTGATTTAAGCCAGTATTAACTGCTGTATTTTGTAGAGCTGCCGCTTGAGCTGCTGCATTAGCGCCTGATGTTGTTGCTACATTGGCTGTTTGAGCTGCTGCTGTAGAAGGAGCTGATAGGCTGCCCATAATACCGCCCATAACGCCAGCGCCAAGACCTTGTTTAAGATTACCCGTTGCTAATGTTGTAACACCGCCAGTAAGAAGACCCATGCCAATACCAGAGGCTAATGCTCCGGTTGCACCAAATGCGCCGCCAATACTTGCTGCTAACGGGGCAACGCCTGGAATAAAACTTAACGCTACTGGTGCTGCAACCTTTAATATGTTGCCAAGCCAGCCAGCTTCAGGAAGACCTGTATGTGGGTTAATTGTGAGACTACCACCATGTTGTTCTGCTAAAGCTTGCAACGCCTCAATTTCACCTGGAGTCATATGAATTAACTGCGTGTCTTCCCCTCGCCCTTTTGAGCTTAGGTATTTTGCAGCATCGGCAAGACCGCCATTGCCATATGTAAGTGTGTAACTCATAGTAACCTCATAAGGTTGATTTTGTTAAAGTTTATCATCATTCTAATGCCGATACAAACGTTATAGAGCCAATAGCCGATGGGACTGCAGGGTATGCCATAGGAGTGGTTTGAGCAGGTATAGCAATAATCTTAGTTCCAGTAGCGCCACCTGATGTAGCAGCTTGGTCTGTTCCCCACCACAATCCAACCGAATCACCTGCATTTAACTGAAACACTACTTCTGAATATCCACATACATATGCCGGTAATAACGCACTTTTACGAGCAGGCAATGTAAATACAGTTGTAGAGTTTGCAACATCTTCTGTGCTGGTAGAACCGTTTACACGAAGCCAAACAATAACATCATGTATAGCATTGTCATTATTAGCCAGCTGAAGGCTATATGTAATCTTATATATCCCAGAATTTGTTGCTGTAGCAGTATTGTTTGCATTTAAAGTAAACCCATTTCCTGCTTCCAATGTATTCCATTGAACTATTGTTGGAGTATTTGCTGCCGTTGCATACTGAGTAACGGAATCAAGAGCTGCAATAAATGGAAAATGTAAATACGCCCCACCATTGCTGCCTGAAAATAACTGTGAAAAATTATCTATTTGTGAAAAATAAAGACGTAGCGTGTTTAATAGTTGGTCTTGATAGTATTGACTATAATCAACTGGAGCAATTAATAAGTTTGGCGCTTTTGATGGGCGCAATGCTATTGTTTTTATTTGTGGATTAACAGCCATTATCTATGCCCAATGCTTTTCTTCAAGCTCTTTACGAGCAAGGGTGGCTTCTTCAATTGTATTGAAGCATTTAGAGTAGTACGCTTTTTTACCCACTGTTACTTTAGCCATATATTTTCCTGTATGAGTTATTGAAACTCCAATAACACCTGTTTTACTGTTAGCTCTAATCTTAACATTTCTATTTTGTACTTTAATCCCTGCCCAGCGACAGTTAGTAGGTTCATAATTACCGTATACATTAATTCTATCTAATGTTTCATCCCCATTCGGTTCGCCCATATCAGATGCAAAATTTATATAGTTTAACCATCTAGTACAAACTGTAACTCCTGCCCCACCATATCTAGGGTAATCTTTATCATGTGTTTTAGTGCATCTTCTAATCATAGCTCTCCAAGTATTAAAAGAGCTTTTTCCTGTACCGCCATGTTTAAAGTTTGGTATTACACACCCACATGATGTTGTATTTCCTGTAACAAGCGAACCTGACGCTACATCAATTTCATTTCCGCACTCACATTTACATTTCCATAAAACTTTTTTAAGCTCATTTCTACCTGCTTGTTCTAGCACTAATAACTTACCAAACTTTTGTCCAACTCTGTCTACTAATTTCATAATGTTCTCCTTTAATGAAGACTCTATTATATAGACATATGGAAAGATTACAAGTCTACCGCCTCCCATCAGGTCGAATATCGATACGAGGCGAACCTAGTTGCCAAGCTACTCCAAGTCCATCAGAATCAATCCTAAAGCTCATCTGCCTGCCTCTAATGCGAGTGTATACCTGTCCAGTAAACTCTTGGATATTGTATGAACCTCTTAATGTAAAGTTATCCTGGCTTGTAACAGTTGGGTTGTTGGCTTCACCATAAGGCGTACCTGAGTTAACGCGAGGTTTAACAGTCATTGTTACAGATGGCCCGGTTACATTAGAGCCGTTAAAGTTTACGTCTGGCAGTATGCGCCATACAAAACCAAAGTTATGACCATCACCAATATCAAAGTCAGATGACTGTATATAAGAAACAATTGGCACTGGAGTTAACCCAGATACATCGTCCACTGATGCCTCGTGATACAAGATACGATTGTCATAGTTAGCTGCCATTGGGTATGGGCGAATGCCTGAATCTAGCCATGCTGTCCTTGCCATAGAGCCGTAGTACCAAACGCGGTCAAGGTAATTGTAGATAACGTATTTATCTACTTCAGTAGCATTGCTTGAGTTACTTACATAGAACCACCAAACCTCGTTGTAAGCTTCATTTCCTCCAGCAAACACTTGATATGCTTGGTCTCTATTAAGGTCGTTAAAGATGTATTGCCTTAAAGAACATGGCAATGTTTCAACGCGACCAGAATACATGTAGAACTTATCAACACCCATCCAGTATGTGACGTTGTTTACCGTTATCATTGAGTTTGGAGACATAATAGATATGTTATCCATCAATAAATTAAATCCCCAAACATAAGGCGCACCTAAATACTGCATAGAATAAATTGCAGAATCAGTCCATACAAGAATCTCTTGTCGTGTTGGTATGGCCCCTATAATTGATGAGCCGTGAGTTAAGGCAAATTCACCAGCTTGGTTTGTGACTTCAGGAACCCATTGATATGGATTTTCTTGGTCAGACCAACGCACAAGCATAGGATTAAAGTCTGTATTGGGTGTTCCAGATAGGTAAGAGTTAGCGCCAAAAGCAATCAAGAACCGCTGTATTGATGAAGCGGATATTTGATTTGTTTTATTTGGAACGTAGTCACCATCAAAACCTTCATCGTCTGCTAAAGTATTTAATAACTTGGCCCTTGTTTGTACGCCTAACGCATCTTCCCAATAATAGATGCCGCCGCCACGAGGAGCAATTACAAGGTTTTGACCAAAGTTATCGTTAGACCATAAGCGTAGTTGTTGACCAATACCAATAGAATAAGCTGAATTCCATGCTCCACGGCTCCATGGGCCTGCTCCCCAACCAACGCCGCCTGTGTATACATCTAGCCCTGTAGGGTATTCATACTCGGCTTTTACTATAGCTCCACCTTTAAGTGTATCGCTTGAGTTTGCATTTACAGAAACTACTATGGTGTATGTAGTTCCTGACGGCACTGTAGCTACAACATACTCTTGATTTAAAATTGTGGCAGTTACGTTCCCGC